AATATCGGATCGAAAAAGAACCAGGGTAGTGAAACCCCACAATAGATCCAAAGACCTCCTTGACAGGGGTCTTTTTTTGTGTTATAATTTTTGAGTAACCTCCCACAACCTCCTATTGGTTAGTGGTTTTCGTATTTACACCGAGGTAATTTTATGACTGTTAAACGAAATGATGGCACTATTGTGCCTGAACTGCCTATCAAAGAAAGTGGAAGTATAAATTCGTATTGGATGCCCTATGATGAATTTGCTGAACTTCAAGAAGTATTTTGTCAACGCAATACAGAAGGTCGTTTGAGTAAGGCACAGAAACACCTTTCTACTCTTATCCCAGAACACTGTGTTGTTTTTGTTGCTAAACTAACTGAGCCAGGTGAAGTTTATGGTAAGAAGTATCCCAGAGGTCATCGTTGGAGAATTGATTCCAACACCCGTGCATTGAATTGGGCTCGAGCTGGGTCTGATGCTATTCCAAAAGATGTCTTTGTGATTGAATATTCTTTTGAAGATCCTGATCGAATTCGTAAATCGTATAATACTTTTGACTCTCCTGATAGTGTAGAAAGAAACCAAGAAAAATTATATGGTATCATTTCTGGGATGTACTGTTATACTCCACAGTCCTCAAAACTAATTAAGGGACAAATTATCTCTGGTCTCAATAAAGCATGTAATTTTTATTACCCAGAAACTTGGAATCAGAATAATGTACCAGCAGCAGAACTTCCTGGACAGGTTGGTGCTTTCCTTGAAGAGCTTAAGACGTTGGATAGTCTAATGAAAGATGCTTCTTCTTGGGATCAAGCACTTGTTTGTGTTGGACTTATGTCACTCAAAAAATATGGATGTGATAATGATAAACTTATGGAAGCTTTGCGAGATATCAATGACAAGGCAGCAAATACCAAAGGCAAAGACTGGGATGGTGTTTCTCACATTGTAGATGAATGGAAGACTGATAAAATTTTCCCAACAAAACTTACCAGATGTGACATTCTTAATCGTACAGTTTCTTATTGTTGTTACTGGATTGATAAGTATATGAAAGATGAAACTGGTAGTAAAGTTGGTAAGGGTTGGGATAGAGTGGCATTACAATATAAAGATCAACAAGTATCCTCTCTAAATCGTTTGTTGGCAATTTCGTAAAACCGAATAAAAATATACGGGGTTCAACACCCCGTTTTTTATGATATCTGTTATAATTAGTATGTGGTCGTCGAAAGAGGCCACACATTTCAAACTCGCTTACTTAAGGAGTAACACATGACTACACTAGCACGCTACAACTCTGCAAACATCAATCAACTGATGGAACGTTTGCAACGAAACACGATTGGTATGGATGATTATTTTGATCGTGTATTCAGCTACGAAGCACAAAGCTATCCCCCATATAACCTCGTTCAGGTTTCTGAGGATGAGTCCCGTCTAGAACTGGCTCTGGCAGGTTTCAGTCAGGATGAGGTAAAGGTCTACACTGAGAAGGGTTATCTGGTTATTGAGGGACAGAAGGAGAGCTCAGACGGACGGGAGTATATCCACCGTGGTCTGGCATCACGTTCCTTCACTCGTTCCTGGTCTATCTCAGAAGACACTGAAGTCTCTGATGTGAACTTTGAGAATGGTCTTCTGGTAGTAACACTGGCACGAGTTATTCCTGAGAGCCGTCGCCGTCGTTATCTTATGGGAGGTGGCGATACTAAATAATCTATATCGTCGCCGCGGGAGGCACCTGGTCAGTAATCAGGTTGCCCTCCCCCTTTTTTTGCACTATAATAATAGGAGATACTGTCTGAATATGGCAACTCGTACATACAAGAAAATCGATAGTAAAGGTCGTGAGGAAACTTGGGAGTGGGAAGAAACTCCTGAAGTTGTGGCAGCAGTCAAACAACTTCATGCCACTATCGCACTGAACAAACTGAGACTCGAAGAACTAAAATGACTGTAAAAGTAGTACTACTCAAATCAGGTGAAGACATCATCGCTGATGTTGAGGAAATGATTGTAGGTGAACCCGCAAAGGTAGTTGGATATTTCTTTAACTATCCTTGTTCTGTAAAACTTCTAGGTAATGAACCTGTGAAGGATAGAAAGAGTTCTCCCTTCAAGCTTCGTATCACACCATGGGCACCACTTTCTAAGGATCAGAAGATTCCTGTGGTGTCTGATTGGGTTGTCAGTATTATGGAACCCATCGATGATCTTCTAGATATGTACACAACAAGTATTAAAGACTATGAACAAAGACAATCTCAAACTACTGGTTCTGCCGACGAATCAGATTCTACTGACTCAGATTGAAGAAGCTGGTGGTGACATCGGTGAACCTGATTGTAGAATGGTTGAACCATTTCTGGTAAACGATGATGGAACCCTGTCTCCATGGTTAGTTTCTCTTACCAATCAGAACTCATTCATGATTCATTCTGATAAGATCTTGACTATCGTGGAACCCAATGGTACACTAGTAGATAAGTACAGTGACCTGGTGAAGGAATGAACTTTTACGCCAATGTGATTATGGTTGGAAATGATTTCCTCGTTCGTGGTTATGAAAATGGCAAAAGAGTTCAATATAGGGAGAAGTTTCAACCCACCTTGTTTGTTAAATCAAACAGGGAGAGTGAGTGGAAGACATTGGAAGGTGAGAACGTAGAACCCATTCAACCTGGGTATGTTCGTGATTGCCGTGAGTTCTACAAAAAGTATGATGGTGTAGATGGTTTTAAGATCTATGGAAATGATCGATATATCTATCAGTATATGTCTGAGAAGTTTCCACAAGATGAGATCAAGTGGGACATGTCCAAGATTAAACTTGTTACTATTGACATTGAGGTGAAGTCAGAAGCTGGATTCCCCTCACCAGACTCTTGTTCAGAGGAGATGTTAACCATCTCTATTCAGGATTACAATACTAAGGAGATTCTTACTTGGGGACGTAAACCTTATACTCCATCACAAAAGAATGTCACATACTTCCACCATGAAGAAGAAGTGGATATGTTGAGAGCATTCATCAATTGGTGGAATCAAGATCCCCCAGAGGTTATTACTGGATGGAACTGTAGGTTATATGATATCCCGTATCTGTGTGGTCGTGTGGATAGGATAATGGGAACCAAAGAGATGAAGAGATTATCTCCTTGGAATATCATTCAACATGATGAGGTATACATCAATGGTAGACCACACAATATATACAATATCGCAGGTGTAACCACACTTGACTTTATGGATCTCTATAAGAAGTTTACCTATGTGAACCGTGAGTCATATCGATTAGACTTTATTGCAGAGACAGAACTTGGACAGAAGAAGTTGGATCACTCAGAGTTCAACACTTTTAAGGATTTCTATAATGGTGACTGGAAGAAGTTTGTAGACTATAACATCGTTGACGTGGAGCTAGTTGATAGGATGGAGGATAAACTTCGTCTGATTGAACTGGTGATTACTATGGCATTTGATGCTAAAGTGAACTTTGTTGATCCTATGTTTCAGGTTAGATTGTGGGATACAATCATCTATAACTATCTAAAGAAGAGGAATATTGTAGTTCCTCAAATGGATAGAACAGATAAGGATTCAAAGTTCGCAGGTGCATATGTCAAAGAACCGGTTCCGGGAGTCTATGACTGGGTTGTCAGTTTTGACCTTAACTCTCTCTATCCTCATCTTATTATGCAATACAACATCAGCCCAGAAACTCTCTTGGATGAAAAACACCCAACGGTCACAGTTGATCGAATTCTTGATGAGACGGTGAACTTTGAGATGTATAAGGACAATGCAGTTTGTGCCAATGGTGCAATGTATCGTAAGGATGTGAAAGGTTTTCTACCTGAATTGATGGAGAAAATGTATGGTGAACGTAAGGCATTCAAGGGTAAGATGTTGAAGAGTAAACAGAAACTAGTTGACATTGAAGCCGAGATGAAGAAGAGAGGTGTATTATGAGTCTTCCAGAGATTATTAAAAAGAATTGTTTTGATTGCTTCAAGAGTTTGAATGAAGCAGAGAGAGCAGTTGTTATGTATGGTGATAATGCATATCGTGAGTCACTAGATCTTGACAATGATGATGCTCCATGTTGGAAGATACCAAGTGGAGAGTCAACAACCTTTGTTGGTTGGAACCCTATGTGTGTCCCTACCATGGAATACATTGTATGGAAACTAAAACGTCGTGAACAAATCGCAAAAGGAGAAATCCACTAATGGCATTATCTAATTCAGTTGAAGAGTCACTTAAAGAAGCATCATCACATCTACGCAATGCATTAGCATATGCTGCTAGGCAAGAACGTCCAGTTGTTTGTACACAGATTGCTAAGACACTTAGTGATATTGATAGTATCGGATCTATTGAAAATATTCTTGATACACTCGACAATACAATTGCGGAGATGGAAGACTGATGGATTATAAAACTTCTGGTGTTGATATTGAAAAGGGAAAAGCATTCGTAGAACATCTTAAAATTATGGCACCTAAAATTGGTGGATTTAATGGAATGTATCCCCTTCCAAGAGGATATGAAAGACCTGTCTTGGTATCTGGTGCTGATGGTGTCGGAACTAAGATGAATATCTGTAGGATTGCCTTTGACTACACTACCATTGGAATTGATTTAGTTGCAATGTGTGTCAATGATGTAATCTGTAGTGGCGCAAAACCATTATATTTTTTAGATTACATCTCTACTAAAAGTATAAACTCCAGTGTCAATGAAATTGTATCTGGAATTGTCAAAGGATGTGAGATTGCTGGAATAGAACTCCTGGGCGGAGAGACTGCAGAACATTTTAGAGCAACTGACTATGATCTAGCTGGTTTCTGTACTGGTATTGTGGAGAAATATGAGATTGTTAATGGTAGTAGTATTCGATCTGGTGATGTAGTTATTGGTATTGAGAGTAGTGGACTTCATAGTAATGGATATACTCTTATCAATGATATGTTGTGGAGGAATAAAATCTTCTATAAGGATATGCCCGAGTTGTTAACACCAACTACAATTTACTCTCCTGTAATTCAAAAACTATCGGATCAAGTTCCTATTCTTGGTATGGCACATATCACAGGTGGTGGTATTCCAGAGAACCTCCCTAGGTGTCTCCCTAAAGACAAAGGACTGAGTGTGAATGTTGATTACAATTCTTGGGAAAGACCAGAACTCTTTGATAAGATACAGAAAGCTGGTGATATTATTGAAGAGGAGATGAGGAATGTATTCAATCTTGGTATCGGGTTCTGTTTGATTGTCCCACCTGATGTGGTAGAATACACTCAAACACTTATAGGTATGAAGTCCTGGGTCATCGGAGTAGTGGAATGAAGTTTAAAGCATTAGTATTCATCCGTCTAAGGTCACAGGTTGATGACTCTCCTGGCAATGCCGTGAGAGATGCCTGTAAGCGATTGTCTGAGTTGAATATCAAGAAACTTAGATTGGGTAAAGTGGTTGATGTTTGGTTGGAAGCAGAGACTAGAGAGTATGCTGAGAAGGAATTAGAAATGCTTTCTGATAGATTTCTTGCTAATAAAGTTATGGAAGACTGGGATTATGAACTGACTGAGATTGAAAACTTTCCTAAAGGTATTGATGAATAATGGGATATCTAATCGGTGGTGCTGGTGAAGGTGTAGAAGAGGAGATTGTACAATCTAGTAAAGACTATTCTAAACTGTCTGATAGAGAACTTCTAAGTCTCAGGGATCAGACAGTGAAAGA